TACTCGGACGTTCAAATCTGGTTAAAGCGCTTGCGCAATAACGGCTTTCCAGCCCGTTACCTGATTGCGGGAGAGTACGGAAAAGAAAAGGGGCGGGCGCATTGGCATGGGATCATGTTCTTTGAAAAAGAAGCCCCCCCTGTAAAAATGTACCAGCGTTACTGGGATGACATGTGGACCCACGGACATCAGGTCTGGAAACACCCAACGCCAGCACACGTTAAGTATTGCTGCAAGTACATAAGAAAGGATATGAAGGACGAAACGGCGCAGAGCAAGTTTCAGTTCTCAAAAGTACCAGCCATTGGAGCGCATTACTTTATAAATCGGGCGGCGAAGATGGTTGAGCAAGGGCTTGTCCCGCACGACAGATTTTATACCTTTCCTGAGGCGAAGCAGAAGAAATCACGCAAGCCGATACAGTTCTATCTCCGTGGTGCGGCCTATGATAATTTCATGAACGCATTCTGCCATGCTTGGCAGATGAAGCACGGAATACTGTCCGATTGGCCAGTCTCTGAGGTGTTAGCCGAATGGATCGAAAAAAACTGGCATGAGGAACTGAGGGGGGTTTATTCCCCCGATCCGAAAAAACAGCCGGTGCTGACAAAAGATGATTTTGCAGAAGCCGCACGAAGGGAGGCGTTTAAGCGGGAACATAACCGTTTTTACTTCGGTAAAAACATGATGGGATTTTACGAAACGGAGTGGAAACCAGACGATGAGTAAGAAAAGCAAACAGCGACATAAGGTCAGCGGTGTCAAAAGCTACGGGGTGAATACGCCAGATTTTCGGAAATCCATCCCACGCACAACGAGCAATCCGCAAGCCCTAGACTTGTCCAGGGCGCGGCCACAACGGCCCCTCAGTCTCTTTGACGTCGTAGGGGATGCGATGGCAAGAGCCGGGAACGTTGCCCCCCGGGCACCTCCCAATTATGCGGCGTTGATAACGCCAATACCAACACAGCACGGCTTTACGCCAAGCACGGTCACAAAAAAAGCCCCGCAAAAAAAACAGCCTGTAACAAAACTAACGGAGCCTGCAACGCAGTCGCCAAAGGCGCGCGACGAAAAAAAACAGTGTAAGGCAAGACCAGAGGGGCATAACAAACGCAGAGCCGGAGGCGGTGCGTCAAAAAAATACGTGCCATGGTGCTGAAAAAGCTCTTGCAAACCCCCGCGAACCAGTTCAAGGAAGTATGACGAAAGGGGGTGATTAAATGGAAAAGACAGACGCGCTGGGGTCGGTAGTAAAAGAACTGCTGACCCCTGCCGTTAAGAGGATCGGGCTTACGATAGCTACGATACTCGTAACGTACGGCGTAGCCGCAGAGCATGCGGATATCGTTGTAAACAGTGTGGGTGCACTCGCCGCAGTCGGGTTCGATCTGATGGTGGTGCTAATAAGAAGGAAACGCCGGGGTGCATGACGTAATATGGGACTTGATGACGACGACATCAGGACCGGAAGTGCACACAGCGTTTCTGGGGAGCCTGATTTCTGGCATCTTCGCTCGCAAGCAAGCGAAGAAGAATGCCGAACTTATGGCGAAAGCGGCGAAAGTACCGGTTGTGACGAGTCACACGGTGGATTTAGCCAAGATGAACCAGACGGCAATCGACAATGGTTATCATCCGATGACCTTGCTAAATGCCGGTGGACTGTCGGCGTTTACGACGACGTCAACCACTGGCATGAATGCCATGGCGGCGGCGGCGGCACAGGGTGCCGTTCCATCAATGGGGAGTGTGTTCTCTGGAGCACTCTCTTCAACCATTGACGCTTTCGCCGGGTCGGTGTTCAAGGGGTTCGGCTCGCTCGGTAGTAGCGGGACGATGGGGGCGGAATATTTCCCCCCTGCGCCATCTAAAGGCGGTGGCGGCATGGCCGCAGCGCTGGGATGGGATGCCACTAGCCGCAGTGCGGGCGGTGGATCATCCGCAGTCGGGGCCAGTTATTCAGCGGCTTCCCGGCTCGCGACCTCGGCAAAGGGTGCGCCAATGATGCCTAGCATCGAAGCGCCAGAAACCACTAACCCGTGGCGTCAATACAATATTGATCCGACAGTGGCGGGCGCGGAAGCGTTCGAGACACGGTATGGGGACAGTGAGATAGCCTCCACGCTTGCGTGGGGTCTCACGGGCTTTGACGATCTCTGGTATAATGTCACTGGTATGACGTCGCTCGACCGGAACAAGAAGTTCGGGCAGCCAGTAGCCAGAGCAGCCACAAATGCTTTCGACACGATTAAGGCGGGCGTGATGTCACGCCCACCTGCCTCAAGCGGGTTTAACGCGCTCGGCAAGGCTGTGTTCGAATTTGTGGACCCATGGTTTGGGCCATCCAATTGAAAAAGGCGAAAAAACCATGCACGACGTGTCGTCGCGCTCGGAAGGTCGCGACGACCATTGCAAACGCAGGGCACAGGGCGGTATCGTCCATTTTTAGCAAAAGGAAAAAAACATGGCGTTGAATACAAGGCACGAAACACAGGCGCTAGCAGTGCCGCGCACGCGCCGCAAGCACCCAGTGCGCAATATGACATCGTTGCCCGCTGGCAAGGTGGTGCCGCTGGCGGTGGTGCCGTTGCTGCGCGAAGACAGCATGAAAGGGCAATTTGCATTCGCGTTCGAAATGCAAGAAACGGTCGAAGTTCTTATGAACGGTATCGACGTGGTGGTAGAGGCATGGGTAGTGCCAATGCTGGCGTTTCCAGAGTTTCGAACGATGGATGACCTCAACCTTGCCTATACAAAGAATACGCGTCCGGGCGAACTGCCGGTGCCGTATTTTGAGACTGCGGTAGCGGGTGATCCGCTAACCGAAGAAGTCAATATGCGGTTAGGCAAGCATCGTCGCGCAGGGCGCAAGATGAACCTGACGTATCGCAAGGCGTACAATACGCTGGTGAATTTCCAGCGGGCGGAAGTATCGCCTAATATTCCGCAGCGCGATCTTAATGATAAGACGCTCGCACAGGCGCTGTGGCCAAAAAACAAGTTCAGCCACATTGTGCCTGATTTCGATCAGGCTGTGATGCAAGGCGAGGTCGCGCTGAACGTCGCGCAGCAAAATCTTGCGCTAAAGGGACCGGGTGGCACGAACTATGTGCCCGTCCAGCCGAATGCGAAGCTCACCGTTACGAGCGGCGGAAGTACACGGGACTTGACGATGGGTTCAATCTCGGGTGTCAATGCGCTCGGGTACTCCGGGGCCGCAGGGGGCGGTGCAAATATCACTAGCACCAATCTGAGGGCCGACTTACAGGGCGCGGTAGCTGTGTTGGCGGACAACGGTATTACGATTTCGCTGGCGAATATCGACCTCGCCAGAAAAGCGCAGGTGTTTGCCAACATCCGCAAGAAATATAATGGCCTCTCGGAGGACATGCTTATCGATCTGCTGATGGATGGGATTACCATTCCAGAGCAGTCGTGGCGTCAGCCAACGAAGATTATGGAGGGGCGCACCCGGTTCGGGATGCATAAGCGTTACAGCGGTGATGCGGACGCGCTTACAGCATCAGTCGTCAACGGTGCTGCGGCAATCGAGTTCTCTGTGAATGTACCTCGTTGCCCGCCGGGTGCGGTGATGATGATCGTTGCGAGCATCGCTCCTGAGCAGCTCTTCGAACGCCAAGAGGACCCGTTCCTAGTGGCTGAGGATGCCGGCGATCTGCCGTCCTTTATTTCGGATCATCTTGATCCTGAGGCGGTAGTCGCGGTGCGTAACTCGTACATCGACGAGGATCACGACACGCCGGACGATGTCTATGGCTATGCGCCGGAAAACCACGAGTGGAACGACGCGGGCCCCGGTATCGGGGGGCGCTTTTATCGTCCAGAAGTGGACGCAGGGTTTGACGAGGATCGTAATGCCCTCTGGGCGGTCGAGACGCAAAACCCTACGCTTACAAAGGATGCTTACCTCGTACCAGCCGATATTCATCTCAAGCCGTTCTGGACTAGCACCATCGACCCGTTCGATTGCGTTACGCTGGGTCAGTGCATTATAGAAGGCAATACCCAATTTGGGCCGTTGCTTATCGAAGCGCTGCCAGAGAGCGACTATGATGCGGTTATGGATCGTGTGGATCAGACACGCATTACAAAGGAGCCTGTCGCCCCATAAGGGCAGGGAACCCCACGGCAGTCCTTTCCGGAGGAAAGCACCTCTTGAGGACAGTTGCCCAGCAACGTTATGGCGCGTAACCGGTGACGGTTCCGCGCCCTCTACTCTCACTCCCGTCTCAAAAGCCAGAAAGGCTAACCAAAATGATCGTAGTAA